CTATTACTGTCTTATGTATAGGAGGTAAAATAGCCTATTTTCCACCATTTCCAAACTACTGATTTTATGTTATAAAAATTTTTTTTATTTTTTTTTTTACTATTCTATAGGGGTTTATAAGTATGAAGAAGGTAGTATTTTATTTTTCTATTGACAAAATAGTGTGGGTATGTTACATTCGTATTTGTTAAGCGAATGGTTGTTATACCACAACGTAATAACCATGAAGATTCACAAACAGAAGGGATTAATAATCCCTGCGGTTACGATATGAATATTTAGTATATATAATATATAGAGAAAAGAGGCATAACACTTGTTATAATTGTGTCTATAGGAGGAGTATAGATGTTTAAAGAAGTTACAGTAAAGCATAAAGGAGATAAGCTAGCTACTAAGTATATCTATTATGAGCAGTGTGAAGCTGATAATGAAGGTATTGAATATGTTTATTGGAAGTATGCAAAGAATGATGGTGATTGGATACTCACTGATGATAATATAGTTGTACAAGTAATTACTATTAAGAAGTATATGAAAGGTAAGAAACAAAAGGTGTACTATAGGTTACCACAAGGCGGTATATTTTGGAATCCAAAGATAAAGAATACTAAATTATCAGTTAGAACTAGAAGTGGTGATATGGTTACTATGCTAAGAGATAGGACTGCAGATGGTAGGTGGAAGAATTATGCTACTACTATGGCAATCACTGGTGATAGAGATATATCTATAGAGACTGCTTTTGGAAGTATACCTAAGAAACAGTTCTATATGTTTAGAAAACAAAGCAAAATGGAGGAAATAGAGAATATGGTAAGAAGAGAGATCGAGGATCTGTTAAAGAAGCATGAGATGGGTGCTGATTTCACTATGGAGTTATTGAGTGAAACTATTACTCTAGCTAAGGAGAAGGGTAGTATTGCTAATCTACTGAGAGCAATAGAGAATCTACAAGATCTTAATGGCATGAGAGAAAAAAATACAGTTAAAACAACTAAATCTATACAAGCTAATGAAACTATGAAATATATAGATAGTCTTGGTAATGAACAGGATGCTGGTTCTAGGGAAGTGAAGATGGTTGAAGTTGTTGAGGGTGATAAGGATGAATAATAGTGAGTTAAATTACCAGAAAAGTCAGTTAATTAATAGATTATATAATGATATTGCCGAGTTTGGAACAGCTTGTTTCCCTGATGCATTTAGTAAGGCTAGTCCTCCTGCACATAAGGAGATATTTGATATGATATTGAATACTGATAATAGAAGGGTGTTGATTGCTGCTCCTCGTGGATTTGCAAAGTCTACTATTATGTCTTTTCTGTATCCGATGTATAGGATAGCCTTTAAGAAGAGCAATGAACCATTGTTTATCATCATTGTATCAGAGAGTAAAACACAGAGTGCTAACTTTATCAATAGAATAAAAGATGAATTGAATAATTCTGAGCTATTTAAGGAGTTATTTGGTGATCTAAGTGAATCTACAGCTAGTAGATGGCGAGAAGATGAAGTTGTATTAGCTAATGGAACTAGAGTTGTAGCTAAAGGTGCAGGTCAGAGCTTACGTGGGTTGATTCATAACAATAGTAGACCAAATCTAATAGTAATTGATGACTTTGAGTCTGAAAAGAATGCTTATACTAAAGAAGCTAGAGCTAAGAATAGAAATTGGATAACTGAAGCATTAGTTCCTTCTCTATCTGATGATGGTAGAATAGTTATGATTGGAACTGTAATATCTGAAGATTGTTTCTTGTTTAATGCTAAAAATAGTACTATATGGAAAGTATTATGGTTTACTATACTAGATGAGGATGGTAATTCTATTTGGAAAGAGAAGTTCCCATTGTCTAGGATTGCAGATATTAAGAAGGAGTTTGAAGAGACTGGAAGATTAGGAGGATTCTATCAGGAGTATATGAATCTACCACAATCTCCAGATGAAGCACCATTTCAACCTAGTTATATTAAAAGACATACTTACTACCTAAAGGTTGTTGATGGGATTAATTATTTAGTCAATGAAGCTATGGAAGATAATATAGATAAGTTTATCCCTGTTAGTTTATATATGGGTATAGATCCTGCATCTAGTTTATCTAGAACTGCAGATTATTTTGTTATAGCAGTGATGGCAACAGATAGTGATATGAATAGGTATATTGTTGATTTGCTTCGTGCTAAATTAAATCCAGCCGATCAACCACAGGCTATATTAGATATGTATATGAAGTATAAACCATTAAAGACAACTATTGAGACTGTTGGATACCAGGAAGCTTTACGTGCTAATGTTAAGAGATTATCTATGGAAAACAATGTATATATACCTGGTCTTGAGAGAGGATTTAAACCTAGGTCAGCAAAGAATGAAAGATTGTTGTCGTTAGTCCCTCCACTAGCAAGGGGTAAATTCTTTTTCAGACCAGAAGACATATATCCTCCACAAGAGTTTCTTGCCTTTCCTAAGGGGAAACATGATGATGTTATTGATGCAATATGGATGGCTTTATCTAAAGCTAAACCACATAGAATAAAAAAAAGAGTTGACAAGAATGTCAATATCGAGTTTAATCGTTTTAAAGAAAAGATTGTTGACTGGATGACAATATGATTATAAGGAGAATATGTGAATAAAATTGTAGAAGAAATACATAATAAGTTTAAGGATTACCAAGCCTACCGTAATGATTGGGCAATAGCTGCTCAAGAAGATAAAGAGTTTAGGTTAGGTATTCAATGGACTGAAAAGCAAGTTGCTGCATTAAATGCACGAGGTCAAGCTCCTATAGTTATTAATAGAGTTCATCCTGCAGTAGAAACATTAAAGGCATTACTTACTGCTAATAGACCAGAATTTAGAGTATCTCCAAGAGAAGATAGTGATAATCAAGTAGCTCAAGCTATTAATGGTATTGTTCAGTACATCTGGCAAGAATCAGAAGGTGATATGGAAATGAGAACTGTTGTAGATGATTATGCTACAATGGGACTTGGTGCTCTATTTGCTTACCAAGATGGTATGGCAGATATGGGAAAAGGTGAAGTAAAGTTTAGATCTATAGATCCACTTGACATCTATATTGACCCAAATACTCGACATCCATTTGGTGATGATGCTGAAAGAATGATGATTGTGCGACAATATACTAAGGATCAAGCTATGAAAATAGCACCTAATTTTAAGAAGAAGATATTTGCAGCAAGTGGGTGGGGTGATGCTAGTAGACCTGATACTGGATCTAGTAATGATAGTGTAGCATTCTTTCCAGAGACAGATATGGTATCTACTTTTGCAGATGATAAAGGTACTGAGAAAGTTGATGGATACCATGATTTTAAAAAAGTAATTAAGAATAGGTTTAGAATATATCAAACATATAATGGTTTTGAAGACCTATTAGAAGAAGCAGATTTTAGAGAATATCTACAATCCCCAGTATGGATTATCATGGGGCAATATATAGATGATGAATATAAAGCACAACAGTTAATGCAACAAATAACACAACAGTATCAACAGCAGATGGCTCAGTATGAACAGGCTTTGCAGCAAGGACAAATTGATCCTCAAACAAACCCTCCCCCACAACCGCCTCAGGTTGAACAACTGACAAAGGCTGAACTTATTGAGAGAGATGTTATTGATGCTATAGAAACACCTGTATGGCGGATACAGGAGACTTTTGTTATGGGTGACACTATGTTATACCAAAGAATATTAGATATTGATAAGTATCCAATAATACTATTTATGAATATCCATACAGGAACTCCTTATCCGTTATCAGATGTTAGAATGGTCAAAGATAAACAAAGATTCGTGAATAAAATGAGAAGTTTAATAGTTGCTCATGCAAGTACTGCTACTAATTTAAAAGTTATGATACCTAGGGGTTCTCAAGATTTAGATGAATTAGAAAAGAAATGGGCATTACCAGGTGCATTTATTGAATTTGAAGCAGACGAAGGCATGCCTATTATTGCACAACCAGCTCCAATACCTAATGAATTATATAAAGCAGAGCAAGATGCTAAAGCAGACATTGATCATGAATTTGGATTATATGAACTTATGATGGGTAATTCTAGTGGTGCTCCTTCTACATATAAAGCTACTATTAGTATTGATGAGTTTGGTCAAAGAAGAGTTAAAAGTAAATTAATGGATATAGAGGCTGGATTAAAGAGATTAGCTCAAGTTGTTATTCCTTTTGCACAGCAATTATATACTATAGAAAAAGTTATTAGATTGGTTCAACCTAATGGTGTTACCAGTGAATATGCTATAAATAAACGTCTATATGATCAGTATGAGGGACAAACCCTAAAGAAAGTCAATAACATCACGACTGGTTTATATGATGTAGTCTTGGTCTCTGGTAGCACACTTCCGTCTAATAGATACGCACAATTAGAAATGTACATGGATGCATATGAAAAGGGGGTGATCGATAGACAAGAAGTATTAAAGAAAACAGAAGTATTTGATATGGAAGGTGTGCTCCAGAGAACTGATGATATGCAAAAATTACAAGGACAAGTACAACAGCAAGATGAAGAGATTAAGAAATTACGTGGAGATTTACAGACTCGTGAAAGAGAAGTATATCATTCTATGCAAAGATTAGAAGTAGAAAAGTTTAAAAATGAACTAAATAATATATCTACTAGTGCTAAAGCAGCAGAAGAAGTATATTCTACAAGATTACAAGATTCTACAAAAGAAATAAATAAGAATGTATCAGAAACAGAATCAGAGAAAAAGAAAGTACAAGCAGAAGCTAAGAAAGTTAAGAAAGAAGCTAGTAAAGTTAAAATAAAAAAATAGGAATACTCCTAGTAGATAGGACTTCCAAAGGAGATTACATGGAAACAAATGGAATTACATTACCTGAAGGAGCATCTGCTCCACAAGCTCCAGCAAATCTGGACACCTTATTTGATAATGTTATCCGAGATGAGGGTTTTTCACAAAGTACTACTCAGCCTGTAGAAATGCCAACATTACCTGAGAATGCTTTTTTAGAACAAAGTAAACCCCCAGTACAGAACGTTGATAATGACAATGATGCAGTTAGGTATCAATATTTTCAAGGACAGTTTGATAAGGAAAGGAATAGAAGTGCCGAACTAGAAAGACAATTAGCAGAAGCTAATGCACAAATGGTTCAAGCACAACCTCCTGCACAAGAACAAGAGACTTCAGATCCTCTAGCAGGACTACCTGAATTGGTAGCACCCAATATGCCAGAGAAACCTGCAGTACCTCAATTCTACAGTAGAGAAGATGCTCTTTCTGACCCAAGCTCTGAATCCGCAAAATATGATATGTCTATGCAGAATTGGCAAAATGATCAATTAATGTATATGAATGACAAGATGGACTATAATGGAAAAGTACAAGAGAGAAAGAACTTAGAGCAGAGAAAAGTAGAAGAAGATGCTAATGAATATCTACGACAAGAGAGAGAATACTCCGAGAAGATGAGCACAGTTAATTCTTTTATACAATCTAAAGGTGGAGATGGTAAAGTGATGGAAGCGTTTGTTAGTCAAATGTCCTCACCAGAATCTATATCTATGGATAATCTATGGACAGTATTCTGTATCAATAACGGTATTAGTTCTTCAAGTATGCCTTCTACTCCTCCTATACAACAAGTTAGACAACCATCACAGTCATTTCAACAGGTACAAAGAAATCAGCAATTACCAAACATGGGCTTAATGCCAACTCAGCAAAATACGGATAGGTTAAACCCTGTACAAGGAATTGCTGATTGGATGAAGGCTCAAAATGACAATCTAAATAAATTCTAAGGAGAATAAAAAATGACTTATACAACAATGACAACAGGTTCAACAGGTTTTGCTCCAGGTGCAACATATGATACTGGTGGAGTTGAGATTAATAACACTAGACGTAAATATGAGTTTGGTGATAATATAGCAGAGATTGCTCCAATGCAATCATTATGGTTTTCATATCTATCTAAGATGGCTAAGAAACCTACTAGTGATCCTATTTTTAAACAAATGGAAAAAAGACACCAATGGCAACGAAGAACATTCTTTTTATCAGCAGGCGTAGGTTCGGCTGAATATGCAGTAGATACAGCTTTTGCCCCATCAGTGCA